ACCTAAAAAATTTCAAAATTTTTAAATGGTAACATTTTACATAAACCTCTTTAACCTAAAAAATTTCAAAATTTTTAAATGGTAACATTTTACATAAACCTCTTTAACCTAAAAAATTTCAAAATTTTTAAATGGTAACATTTTACATAAACCTCTTTAACCTAAAAAATTTCAAAATTTCTGAGAGAGGTTATATAACTGGAATTCAATGTCCGAGAACCGTTTTTGGCTAAAAATGCTTCACCTCACTACCACAATCACTTGAGTGTGTCTCAAATGAATAAGGTTAAGTTATGTTTATGTCATGTAATATAACTTATACCCTCGTTATCATGTTACTCTAGTAGTAGTTTGCCATTGTTATACAATGTACTCTACATAAAAACTATACTTAATATATCTAAATAATGATGTTAGGTTAAATCAATCCTAATCATTGTTCCATTGTTTTAACTTTGATTAATATCTTGATGTTTATATCATTGCAATGTTAATATCAATCCTTAGACATTCTTTTAACTTCGTGGTACATCTCTAATTAACTTCATGGTTCATATCTAAATTAACCTCATGGTTCATATCTTATTAATACCATGATTCTAATTATTGTAACCAATCCTAATCAATGTCATATCTATCGTTATATGTTTATATCCTTGCAAACTGTTTGTTTAGTATAATGCACAACTTCAAATAAACTAATAGCATATATAAATACAAATTAAATATAATGTTAATGTTGTAACCTAGTTATAGCACCAATGTTATATCAGTTTCGCTAAATACTGTTTTAGCGAAAGTGGATTATCATTTATTATCAATACCAATCATCATTTTATCCTAACAACTTACCTATTCTATTCTTTATTTCATCTTCACTCATATTCATAATGACATTGTTTTGCTGAACTTTTATATTAACACCATCTGTTATCAGGTTCATATACTTGGCTAACATATCAAGTGCTTTCATTTTGTCATACAACTTTATTGACACCCCATCTTTGCCTTGTTTAACTTCACTGATCAATGTAGTATCCACCTCTGAACTTTCCTTGAAGTCTACATAACTGATGGTTTTCATTACTGGGTTACCTTTTTTATCTAATACTGGACCAAAAGCACCCATAACTTTTACTTCCTTTTTTCCAAAAGAAAGATAATCAGTTATATCAGAACCTGCAATTTTCAGATACTCCATAATAATTCTTTGTGGTGTTAATCCTAGATTATCAAACAGTGCTTCAGTCTGTTTTTTAATTTCTTGTTGAATTGAAGTTTTGTGAAGCATTTGATATCCTTGTTCTGATGCTGAATTTTTACTATATCCAACTGTTATTGCAGCTCTTGTTGCATTAAAGTCTTTTAAATATTCAGCTACAAAGAACCTTTGTTTTTTAGTAAGTTCACTTACTATTTTTTCATTATCTTTTAAAGCTAGATTTTTTACCTCAACCTTTTCTATTGTTGCAACCTTTTCTGCAACCTTTTCTGCAACCTTTTCTGCAACCTTTTCTGCAACCTTTTTGTTCTTTGGTTTTTTCCAAGGTTGACCTTTATCTCTATCTCGACCAGCCCAACTCTTAATAGTTCCATCACTAGCTCCATAGCTTACAGCTAAGGTTTTAAATGTACCTTCTCCTGCTTCATAAGCTTTTCTTATTATTTCTTTTTCACTCATTGTCACCTCACCACCTAGCTAGTAAAATTAAAAAAGAGCCTTTTACAGCTCTTAGGCATTATGAAATCTTTGCCTCGTTATTATACAAGTACTATTATATCACCTATTTATTAACAATATCGCTTGTATTTAAGGGGTTTTTCGCTTGTATTTCACCAAACATTATCTCAACCAATGAATTTATTGCTCTATTTCTTAATTCTCTCAGCCAACTAACATCATATTTCATTTCACAGCTTATTTGTAGCCATGTTAGCTGTCTTTCCCATCTATTTAATTTCATATATCTTAATTCAATTATTCGTCTTTCCTTGTCCTCTAATTGTTTCACACCTTGGTCCACTACTAGCCTTCTATTTTCTAAATGATTTATTGTAGTTTTTAAAGTTGCTAACTGAATGGCTTCATTTTCAACTTGTGAATTAAACTTATTAGTTCCACTTAATTTATCTTGGTCATATTGAACTGGATCACCATTTTTAACATGTAATTCTATCTCTTCATATAGCATTTTATAAGATTCAAGTTGTATATTTATTTCATTATAATCTCTTAGCCATGTTTCAATTACTTTTTTGTAATCCATATTTACCCCCCTTAATTCTAGCCTTTATAGCCTCAAGTAATGCGCTCTGATTTATTTCCTTATTACTTAGTGCTTTTATAACATCTTCATCGGCGGTACCTCTGCATACTAAATGATGAATTATTACTGATTCCTTTTGTCCTTGTCTGTGAAGTCTTGCATTTGCTTGCTGATATAATTCTAGGCTCCAAGTTAATCCAAACCAAACAATTATATTTCCACCATATTGAAGATTTAAACCATGACCTGCTGATGCTGGATGTACTATTAAAATTGGTATTTCTCCATTATTCCATTTCTTAATATCTTCGGTTCCACCGAGTCCTACTGCAGTTAATTTCTTAGCTTTTAAAAAACTTACTATTCTATCAAAATCATGCCTGAAGCTATAAAATATTAATAATGGTTTTCCATTAGCTGCTTCTATGATTTCTAATAAAGCTTTTAGTTTTTCTTCATGTATTTCCACTACCTGCTTAGTTTCTGAATAAATAGCACCATTAGACATTTGTAATAACTTGTTTGTAAGGACTGCTGCATTAGCAGCCGTAATATCATCTTCACCCAGCTCTAATACTAGGTCCTTTTCTAACTGCTTATATTTATTAACTATATTTATAGGTAAATTGATACTTATTATATTATCTATTCTTTCAGGTACATCTAAATAATCTTTAGCCAGCATTGAAATGCATATATCACCTATTTTATTTTTTATTGCTTCCTGAGATCCAGCCTTTAGGTTCCATTTATAAATTACATATTGATTTCTATCACCAGGTGTAAAATACTGCTCCCTATAACTTGAAATAGTCTTACCTAATCTTTTCCCACCATCAAGTAAATAAAGTTGTGGCCATAAATCTATTAAACTATTTGGTGCTGGTGTTCCTGTGAGTCCTACTATTCTTTTAAAATAGGGTCTTACTTTTCTTAAAGCTCTGAATCTAATAGCCTTAGATGATTTAAAAGAACTTAATTCATCTATAACTACCATATCAAAAGGCCATTTATCAAAATATTCTTTAACTAGCCATTCTACATTTTCTCTATTAGTTATATAAATATCTGCGGGTATATTCATTGCATTTAATCTTGTTTTAGGATTACCTAAGACTTTAGATATTTTTAAATGCTTAAGATGATCCCATTTTTCCACTTCAGTGCTCCATGTATCTTCTGCTACTCGTAGAGGTGCTATCACTAAAACCTTATGTACATCTCCAAGCCATAATAAATTATCAACTGCAGTTAAAGTACTAACAGTTTTCCCCATGCCCATATCTAGGAATAGGCCTGAAGCTTCATGATCTATTATGTGATTAATTGCATAGGCTTGATAATTCCAAGGTTTAAATAACATTATCTTTCACCTCACTTATAATTTCCATTATTCCTTCAATCGAATCTAAGCATTCCACTCTGAATCCTAATTTCCTTAATTCTTTAGCTCTATATTCTTGTATTACTTTTAACTTTTTACCTGGTGCTTTAAGTTCTATAAAAATAATCTTTCCTTGTGGAAAAAGAACAATTCTATCTGGCACACCAATCATTCCTGGACTAACAAATTTTAATGCTTTTCCACCTATTTTCTCTACTTCTTTTTTAAGTCTTTTTTCAATTTTACTCTCCTGCATCAAACTCCACTAAATAAAGTAATAAAGCATCTTTAATGTTTCCTCTTGAATTATCTACACCATATTTTTTGGAAAGAATATTTCTTAAAATTGCACCTTCTATGCTACCCCAAAGATATTTCATAGCTAATCCGGATTTTGTTGTTATACTTCTTTTTCTTGGTTTAAATTCCATTTTTAGAATTTCACTCTTATTTATTAACTCTTGTATTTCTTGATCTTCTTTTATAATATTTAATAAATCTTCTATGGTTTTCATTGTTTCTCTACCTCCTATAATTTATAAGTGGTGATAGTGGTAACCTATAACCCTATGTGTATATATATAATAGGGTATATAGGTATGTATATAGTATAGCTACCCCCTACTCTCTATATATAATAGAATAAGTTACCACTGTTACCACTAATACATTCTAAGTATTGATATAACTAACATTTAAAGTGATAACCCCTCTATTTTTAGATACCACAGGTTACCACAGGTTACCACTGCACTCATGAAATTAGTGGTAACCTTTTTGAGAAGTGGTCATCTATGATTTTGATTGAAAATCTACTATATTTTTTATCATTATCATTGGAGGTAAATTATAAAAGCTGCCACTATTTTTTAATCTCCTTTTAATACCCTTGTTTAATAATATTATTTTTAAATTTTGTTTGGCCTGCCCTTTTAATCTATCTGATAAGCTTAAGCTACTCACAATATCAGAAAATTTATACTCCTGCCACTGTTCTTCAGGTGCACTCCAGTCTAACCTGTCTTCAAGTATTTGCTCTAACTCATCTACTTCCAAGTGTAAATTTTGTTGATATTCTGCTAATAATTTTTCTTCTTTATTAGGATATATTTTCTCTCCGCTTTTATAAAGATGATATGTTTCAGCCCAAATCTGGTCACGTTCATTATCTAGATCCTTCCATATATCCTTTTTGCCTGTAAATACATCGATAGGCCAAAATCTTCTATTTCCTGTTTTGTCTTTTAAAAATTCTGTGCTATTGGTGGTACCTGCATATATCCATTGAATAGGAGCATGAGTTGATCTTTTACCGTAGGCTAGTCGTGCATTAAACTCTGTTTTTGTTAAAAAATGTTTTATTTCTTCTGACTCTGTTTTTCTCATTCCAGCCAGCTCCCCAAATTCTGCTATAAATTTTCCTTGCATAATTTCAATAACAATTTTATCATCTACTGCCTTTAGAGAATCGGTAAACCATTCACTTCCAGCTAATTTCTCAAGAAATGTACTTTTGCCAATATCGGGTTTTCCACTTAAAACAATCATATAATCAAACTTTATTCCAGGTTTATAGATTCTGGTTACTCCAGCAACTAACCATTTTTTCATTATAAATCTATTATATATGGTATCTTCACAACCAAAATAATCAATTAAAATTGTATCAACTCGGTTCACACCATCCCAAATTAAACTTTCAAAATAATCTTTTACAGGATGAAATGCTTTATTTTTGAAAGCTAATGTTATAGCATGATCATAATTGTTTTTAGGATCTATATAAATTGCTCCTAAAAACTCTCTAAGTCCACTATCATCTGCTCCTGTCCAATCTCTCACCCTGTTATCATCATCCCAGGGTAATGCCTCCAGTGCTATATTTCTATTAGAAAACTCATTTAATGCAATTTTTCCTTTAAGTAGTGGGTGATTCTCAATAATAATTCTAAAATTTTTGATAGTATTTTTTAATTTTCCAAATTCCGTATAAGATAGTTTTGATAACCAATTATCCTCGCCCTCTACCACTTCAAAATCTTCTGAAGCATTTTCTATAATATCTTTACCAAGTTGCATTTTTACCTTATTGTCAGAACTTGCAAATTCACACATTTTAATATAAGAAGGTATTCTATTAGATGGAGTATCTTCTTTAGCTTCATCATCAAGTTCACCGAATTTATGAATTCTAACTAAGTCGAAGGCATTACATAGTATTCCTGATGTTGGATCAGTACTATGATGACTATAACTAAATTTATCTTCGTAAACTACAACTCCGCCTGTGGTACTTCCATCTACAAAGGTGTATCTTGTATCATCAGCACCAGCAGTATATACATCATCTAAGAACTCTGCTATTGCTTCACTTATATTATAGGTTCTGCAAAATGCACCTATGATGCCTTTCTTTTCTAAAGGATCTTCTTGTCTCTTGATAGCACTATTTATCTTTGCTTTTGATCTTGAACTCTCTGGCCAGTAACTTACATCCTGCCAACCAAATGTATATCTTTCTAATATTTCATCAGGATTTAACCAGGCTAAGTCTTGTACTTTGAAAATATATTCCCCATTACTTGAAGTGCTTGGCCAATACATAAGTCTAAAGGGTTCATAAGTTGTGTCATCGAACTGGTCAATACCTAAATCATCTGCAATCATACGTGATATTGCTTGATATTCATCAGGTAATACTGGCCTGCTAAGTGGAATGATTAATCTTAGTCTTTGGTTATCAGGTGCATGTGTATGAGTTGAATATATTAGACAACCAAAACCCCATAATAGCTCTATAGTGGACCATATATCACCAGCTACATAATCTAGATCTAATGTTAATAAAGTTCTATTAGCAACATTTTCAGCCTTCCTGCGACCATTTTTTAATGAACCTCCAACAAATCCACCAACATCTTTAATATTGTCTTTTTCGGTCTTAGCCATTTTCTTATATTCTTCATAAGATTCAGGAGTTCTCATCGTATTACTTAGCTTTTCAACTAGCTCAGAATAGAGCATGTTCTTATTCTTCCAGTGAATTTCTTTTTTACTTTTTCCAGTGGCTAGTGTTATAAAACCATCAAATTTAATTTTTGTAAGTAGCTTATTTTCTTTAATAGATTCCACTGTTTATCACTTCCTACTCTCTAATTGAATCAATTCTTCTGTCCTTTCTATAATCATATTTGCTCTTTCTTCGCTTACATGTGACTCTCTTGCTGCACTGAAAATGCAATCATTTATAATTTTACTTATATTTTGAATCATTGTTGAAGCCTTCTGAATTGCCAATTTATTTATAAACTGTGTTTGCATTGGTGTTAATTTATCTACTGCTTTTGAATATACTTTATCTAAATTGTGTTTTTCTCTTCTAGCGTTCCTGTTCATCTACATCTTCTCTCTTTCATTAAATTCATTATTTAATAATTTTTCTATGATACTCACTAATTCGCCTTTGCTACAGTCCTTATCAAAATACTCCATTCTTTGGTGATAGGTGGCTTGTCTTAATTCTCTGCTATAAAATCCGAGGTCTGTATCTTTTTTATAAACTTTTATAAATATTTTTTCCATCTATTTAACCTCCAAATAATCTATGTATTTTTGACACATTGCTGCAATCTGAATACTTTCAGCACTATTATATAGAGCATGTTTTTTTAATGAATTACACAATGGAATTATTTGTTCTTTTTTATGATTAAATCTTACAGAATTCCAAAGCATATCTAAAATCTTATTAACCTTAGTATTTTCAATATCTGCTTCCTCTACTTCTTCTTTTAACACCGCCCAGGCTTCATGATTTCCATGGAACTGCGGGAAAACTGCATTTGCACGTTTTAATTCATCTATAACCAATTCATCTATATTCTCTAATAATTCATCCATTCTTTATCCTCCTTAAGATATTCTTGAATATTCATGTCTAATGTTATCTTCTGACATCTCTGCATAAATTAAAGTGATTCTTTTCAACTATTAGCTAAAATTTCCATAGCTTTTGCATATTTTTTTGTGCATTCTTTCATAGCAGTACAAACCTCAGCTATAGTTGCTTTTCTATAAGTTATTTCGTTACTATTACAAGTAAGATAGTCAACTGTTACATCATAGTAATTTGCTAACTTATTTAAAGTGGTTATATTGGGTTCTAATAATCCGTTTTCATATTTTGTTATAGTGGGTGCTGTTAAATCAATTTTTTCAGCTAATTGTTTTTGAGTTAATTCTTTTCTAATTCTCAGTTCTCTCAATCGGTCACCTATACATGAATTTACTATTGGTGCATCTTCAACCAATTCACTCACACTTAAATCAAGAACAATTGCTATGATTTTTAAAACATCTAAACTTGGGTTACTATCTTCATTGCTCTCTATGTAAGAAATGTATTGACCAGTCTTTCCTATTCTTCTTCCTAATTCTCTTTGGCTTATTCCAATATCTTCTCTAGCCTGTTTTATTTTGTCCCCTAATGTGTTATTGCGTATACTTATACCATCAGGGGGAGTATCATCCATAAAATCAAATACATTTATGCTCAATGCAGTTGATAATTTTTCTAAAATATTCATACTAGGGTTTTTATTCTCATTTCTTTCTAATTTCTGTATATATACAAAACTAACTCCTGAAATTTCGCCTAATTTTCTTTGACTTAATTTATTAGCGTTTCTATATGATTTTAACTTTTTGCCTATCAACAATTATTTTATATCTCCTTTCAATGCTTGATTTTTAATTAAAAGAGTGGACTTATTACCACTCTCTCAAAGGTTTATTTAAAGCTTTTTCTATGTTCCAACCTCTCATTAATCTCTTTTTAACTTGATAATATGTAAATCCATATTCTTGAGCAAACTCTGAAACTGTCTTAGTTTTTTCTTTATAAGTTATTAACTCGCCTGTTTTTACTGGCTTAAAAGCTTCTTCAATGTTCAATCCTTTATTTATTCTTTCTTCCACTAAGTTATAATTCTTTTTATATTTTTCAGCTAATTGTGATATTGTTAAAGTTTCGCCTTTATATGCTACTTTATGGTTGCTTCTCCTGTTGTTAGCCTGTGCTTTTATAGTTACCCAAGTACAATTCTCTTTGCAGTAATTTCCATTAACATCAATTCTTTCAATAGAAAGTCCTTCTTTAAAGGTGGCTCCCATGTCATTGTAAAATCGTTCAAAGGTATCCCATTTATCACTAATTTTTATTCCTCTACCACCATAATCTTTATAACTTTTACTTTTAATATCATTACAACGTTTTTTCATATTGCTATAAACTTCATATATCTTGCTCCCTGATAATCCATGAGTACGTCTTGAATCTCCGCTCCATCTTAAACATCCACAGCTTGTCTTATGTCCACTAGTAAGATAACTTGAAATTACAATTACTATGTTCCCACAGTCACATTGACACTCCCATTGATATGAATTATGCTTATCATTTGCACGCTCAGAATACTCACATAAAACTTGTAATTGACCGAATTTTTTACCTTTTAAATCCAATTTCTTTGACATAATTTATCACCTTCCATACTTATATTATAGCATACTTTAGAATACTTTTAAATACTTTTGAATAAAATATATTAAAATGTGTTATAATAATTTAGAGGTGATATTTATGAAAAAAGTAAAAACATCAATAAGCATAGATGAGGACATTTTTGATAAAATAAAAGCTACTGGTGAAGTTGAGGATAGAAGCTTTAGTCAGCAATTAAATAAAATACTTAAGGATTATCTCAAAGAGAAGGAATAAAAACCCTTCTCTTTATACCTTTTGTTCCTGAATTAACTTTTCTATATACCATTGTGCTTTTTTTAAATCTTCTGTTCCATTCTTAAATTTATATCTGCTTATATACTTCAATATATTCCCTACTAAATACCCTTGAAATCCTTCACCTGTGACATCTTTTATTGTGTCTATAGTTTCTCTATTGCCATTTACATAATGGCTTGGATGATTAATTGTATCTGTTTTCGCTAGATAACTTATACATTCTCTATCTGTATATACTTCCATATCTTTACATTTATTTGAATTTTTATAACTACAATTAAAACATTTTATTATCATTATTTTCTCCTTTTCAGTTGTCCGGGATTTCCGAACTACTGCGCCTTATTCTTGAATGTTGCATTACTTAAATAAATGACATCTTCCACAACCCTCATTTTCTTGAGTGCTACAACTATCTAAATCTTGACCATATTTCTCATAACATTCTTCAGGTACTCTTCTGATTGTTTTTGGCAATTTTAATTTTCCTTCATAAGTCCAATTTTTGTCATTACTAAAGTGTAAAACACTTTTCACGTTATACCATTTATAAAATTTATCTCCCCAAGGGGTAGATATATTAACTCCTTTATAACTTATAAGACGTATTTCCCCATTATTAACACTACCATTTACCTCACAGACAGCTATATCTCCTATATTAACGATTTCAACTAATAGTATTTGCTTGACACTACCATGCACAAGTTTATGAAAACTTTCATTTTCTAAAATCATGGTTTCTCCTTTCACTAACGTCATAATTTCTCCTTTCACTAATGAACAATATAATCAAATTATGTATTAATATTTTGCTATTTTAGTACAATTTTGAATAGCTTGAATTAGTTCATTAGCCTTAACTACATATTCAATTCCATTAACTTCTAGCTGAACCTTTCCGGGTTCACTCCAATGATTATGAATCTTAATAGTAGTTTTAGGTTCTGTCTCATAAGTTTCTACTATACATCTGACTTCAATCATATTTTCTCCTTTCTAAAACGTACAGGTTCAAACTGTATATTTCGCAATATTTATCGAATGCGTAATAATTATTACTTAATAAATGTTATACATTGTCTTTACATTTAATATTCTATATACCATTTACCCTCTAAAATTTCTTCTGGAGTTATTTCCATAAAGTCAGTTTGATCTGGTGAATAACTATCCCAACTGGTGTTACAAACGCTTTTAATGGTTTTACCCTCTTTAAAAGCTTTTACAGCTTCCATAAAACTTACTGGTTGTTTTATTAAAGTCCATTCATGATCTAATCCTAAATAAATTTCTAATTTTTTATTCTCAAATGTCCCTTTATTTACTAAATCTAAGTAAGCGGAATATTTAAGATCAGTTTTTAATATAGAATTATATGAATCATTTTCAAATTGCAACTTTGGATTTTCTGTAAGCAGTTTAATAACTTCCCATGTTTTATAAGTTTTCATTTTTACATCTTCCTTCCATTCGTAATATTTGCCCATATTTAGGCTACTACTCCAACTGCAACCATCTTTTGATTTTGTTAAATATCTTAAACCCACTGGTTGAGGGTCTTTTTTTAGTCCATCTATATAAAATAGTTCATGTTTAACTTCTGACAATATTTCTTCATTTTGATATTCAAATACTATCTTTGTATCTTCTTTAAGTTCTCCAACTTCTTTTGCTGTTAACTCTTTACCTTTCATTTTCTTCCTCCTTAACTTGCATATATTATTTTTTTACCTTTTTCTTTTGCATGGTCGTGTTCAAGTGTTGCTCCTAGACTATCTTTCCAATTACTAAGCATGTACACTGTGTCACAAACATCTATCATTGCAAAACATATGTGCATATAATCCTTCCAATGAAATCCCTCTTTTAAAACGGATGGATTCATGCAGGTACAACCCATTCCAGTTAATAAGACTTCTGCTTCATCAAACACTTTCTTGTAATTCTTTAATCCTGTCATTTTCCCAGCTATATAAATTTTATTCATTATTTACATTCCCCACTTTCATAGAACACGCAATTATCTGTATAAGCACAATTACTGCAATCATCATCACACCATTCTTGCTTTGGAATAACACATTTCTTTAAATATTTTTGATTAACTACTAATGCTAAAATCATGAAACCCACAGATGCACCACATACTAACCCACCTATGAACTCGAACATTATTTAATACCTCCATTTTTATATTTTTTTCTTAAGCATTTATTTTTCTACCTTCATACAATCCTTTGTTTCTTAAGTTTCTTCTATGATCTGTAATATGGTCCTTCTCTCTGCCTAATTCTTCAGCAATTCCAACATCACTTAAGCCTTTACCCTCTAGTTGCCTGAATAATATTTCTTCCTTTGGTGACCATTTACAGATAATCTTTTGCTTGAATAGAAACCCTTTTTCTTTAAGTCTGCTTATCTTTCTTTGTATTGAATCCTCACTTCTATTCATTGACAAGCCTATTTCCTTTTGTTTCTCGCCATGTTTATAATAATTAATTAACAAAAGTTCTTCTTCTTTGGTCCATAATTGGTTATGCTTTTTTGGAACATCAATATCATTTCTTCTTTTATCTTTTAACCATTGAGGTTCACTTCCAAGTCCATAATTTTCAACTTTTCTACTATCCCATTTTTCTTGGTTTTTCTCTAACCATTTCATTAAATCATCTAGTAATATAAACCACATTTCCATTTTTATTAATGCTTTCTTCCTGGCTTTTAATCCACATTTAGCATGCCAGTAGTCAATAATGCAATGTCTGTCAACTTTCATAATTTGGGATACTACATTAGCATTAACATACTCGCTTGAGCTGTAACATTTTTGCAATCCAATTCTCTTTGCTTTTAGCAATATTGCATCTTTAGTATGTTCTAGTTTAATTTCCATGAAGCTGAGAGAAACTTGTCCCCAGTTTTCTTCTAAATACTCAATATTTTCAGGAGTCCAATGTCTTATCATTTCTACTTTTCAACTCCTTAATCTTTCATATAATATTTGCATTCATATCCATCTGCTTTTAATGGTAGTCCAGGAGCCCAATCTATTGATTCTCCAAAGATTTCATTTACTTCTTTTAGACTTCCTTTATTTTTAGGAGTATCTAGTATTACTTCATCATGTACATGCATCACAATTTTATATCCAGCTTTTTCAACTTTAAACATTGCCTCAGCCAAGCAATCTCTTGCAGTAGCCTGTACAATATTCTCTACAAGCTTAGGTCCGTAAGTATCTAATGTGGTCCATTGCTTCGAGGTCTGCTCCATACCTTCATAAGTTATTATTGGTTTGTCATAAGGTCCAGGTTCAATCTTTGGTCTTATATAACTTAACTTTCTACCTGAAGGTAATTGAATAAATAAAACTCCTGGATCATAGATAAATTTAAGTCCAAACTGCATGCATACTGTTGTTTTTTCTCCTATAGCTTTTTTAGCTGCTTTATCACAATCCCACCAAAATTTAGTTATATTAGTATTGGCATTTCTCCAACTCTTGACTAGTACTGGAAGTTCATCTTCATCTACACCCATTTTCAAAGCACCCATAGCTGTAAGAGCTCCAACACTTCCACCATATCCAAGTGCTAATTCTGATATTTTCCCTTTTTGTCTTAGCGGTGATCCTTTTTTTATAGAGTCTATTGGAACTTTAAACATTTGACTTGCTGAGGCTTCATATATTTTTCCATGAGTATTGAAAACTTCAAGTCTCCATTTTTCCCCGGCTAACCAGGCTATAACTCTTGCTTCAATAGCACTAAAATCAGATACTATAAATCTATTACCTTCTGCTGGTATAAAAGCGGTTCTAATGAGTTGACTTAAAGTATCAGGAATACTGTCATATAAGAACTCAACATCATCAAATCTTCCTTCTCTTATGCAATTTCTAGCATCATCTAAGTCAGGTAAATGGTTCTGAGGTAAGTTTTGTACTTGAACTAATCTACCTGCCCATCTACCAGTTCTATTAGCACCATAAAACTGTAATAATCCTCTCACTCTGCCATCTTTACATCTAGCATTTTGCATTGTTTGATACTTCTTAATAGAGGTCTTTGCCATAAGTTGCCTTAGTTCTAAAATTCTTTTTACATTGTCATTAGCTTCTTCTAAAAGTACAGGAATACTATCCTTTGTAAGACTTGTTACTTCATGCCCAATTCTGTCTCCTATCCATTTTTTTAACTGAGCAGGACTATTAGGATTGCCTAATCCTGTAATCTCTCTAGCTTCATTTCCAAGCCTTTTAGCATAAATGCTGTCACAGTCAATAGCTTTTTCTATAATTACTAAATCAGTGCCAACACCTCTGTCATTTATTCTTTGGTCTAACTCCCAGAGTCTTTGCTCTGTGTCTGTGGTTTGATATTTACTTAATTTATTTCTTATATCTCTTTCAACTTCAACATCTTGAATACAATATGTTTTAAAAATATTCCACTTTTCCATATCATGTTCAGGAAGGTTTCTAGTTCTACCATCATTAGCTTTAGTTGGTTTGCAGGGTTTACAGAAATATTGTATTAAAGCTTTACCCTCTTTCATCTTTTGCTTATCTTCCTCAAAGTGCATTGCCTTACTTACCATATCCAAACTACCAGGTAAACCCATTGTCAAGCCCTTTATCATTGTGCATTGCCATTCTTCTGGTGGTGTTGGTATGCCTAAATAGTTTCTAATAGAATTTCTTTCAAAATTTGCATTAAAAGCGGTTTTAATTATATTTTTATTAGTTAAAGCTTCACTGACCTTAATTGGTAATATTTCATCATTCATAAAGTCCACTATTTTAATTTCTTCATCATTGAATGCATAAGCGAATAGTAATATTTGAAAATCAGGGGCTTCACAATATTTGTAAGCCCCTGATGTTTTAATATCTATACTGCTATATGTCTCAACGTCTATACTTAAGACGTCAGCCATCCGAATTCACTTCCATTCTTAATATGATAAACAGCATGTAAACTTACTCCTGTATTTTTAGATATAAATTTGCATGCATGCCCTTCTTTTAATAATCCTTTTACCTTTTGGGCTTGTGCTTTTGTGGTATTTCTCCAGGCTTTCCCTTGCTCAAAAACATCTAATATATTTTCAGTTCTAGTTCCATAAGCTAAATTATCAAGTCTATTATTTTTAGGATTACCATCTAAATGTCTTATGTCTGCATTAGCAGGTCTTTCTCCAACAAAGGTAATCATAACTAATTTATGAACTTGCATTCCATTAGTCCCTCTGCCTAATACAACCGATACATGACCGCTCTTATTATATTGACCTGGCCTTAGATTTTTACCTTTTAGGATTCTAGTAAAATACTTTCCCCATCTTCCTTTTTGAGTTATTTCACGAGTTAAGCTTCTGACATTACCAAGGATGCTTACTTGGTAAGCACCTTCATATCCTGGTATGTCTCTCCACAACTCAGCTCCTATAGCCAACGTATCCATGTATTAACCTAAGAAATCATTAGTTGCGGTTTCAACAGAGTCAAAATCACTAGCAGGACTTGAAAATCCGCCTAAAGGTTCTCCTTCAGCTAACTTTTGAACATTACCAAGTCCTGCAGCAACACCTTTATTACCACTAGCACTGAATGCATAAAAGTTAAGTGTTAATCTACCATAGCACCCTGAATATACTTCAGTTGCATCTAATATAGGTTGTACATTTTGGTCAACCACTCCTGGCTTATTTTTGCTACTAGCATTTAAGAAGAAACAATTTTTATAAGCTTCATCATCTGGCCTCTCTGCATCTCCATCTCTAAGAGGTGTTTTTAAGTTAGTTGTTACCTTTCCTAATTTAGTTTTACCTAGCTCCTTGGCTTCATCTACTGCATCCTTAACTGCTTTAAGAGTTTCTACATCTGTCTTTGGGATGATTACACTAACTGAGAATTTAGGATCATTTCCTTCTATTGCATGTGCCTCGAATAAGTGAGCATAGCTTAGTCTTACTTTTCCTGTAGTTACCTTTGTTCCTGTTCTCATTGCTTTTACATTTGCCATATTATTTAATCTCCTTCATATTTGAATTATTTTCTTTTACAAAATCTGCTTTTGCTGAATTAAAAACTTGTCTTTTATCTGTTTCAACTACTAATACAGGTTTTCCAATAGGTTTTTCAATATAATCACCAATTAATTCACTAAGATTCTTTTTGCCTATAACTTTTTCCATATTGGTTAATCCTTGAAGTTCCTGAGGCTTATATATTTTATCCTCTGCGTATTTATTTGCTAGTAATATTTCAGCTACCTTAAGAAGATCTGTATACTTCCTATTACTTCTACCTTCAACTAGCTTCCATCCCATATAGTCAATTCCTATGACTGCCTGTTCTAATGCATACTCTTGTACATCCTTGCACCACTTAGCCAGTTCATCGGCTTTTCCTAAGATATCAGCAATTTCTTCTTCAGTTAAAATGGGAGATGCTTTAAATTCATACTTAGCAAGTTCCATATTCTTGTCGGCTCTTGCCTTACATACGGCCTTTGCCCGACAAAAGGTGCAATGATTACCCGCGCAATATTCTCCTTCACCTTTAAAAGCTAACCCTGCTGTTGGTTTTAATACTTCATCAGCCCATTTAAGTAAGTCCTCTGCAGATATTTCATCAGTGCTTATACTGTCTAGTCTTGGCTGGATTATAGTCATTTTTACATTTTTAATATCATATAAGAATTCAAATTCTGCTATTGCTCCCAGTGCATACAGTCTCATTTGTTTATTCCCTATAGCACTTACTGGAACACCTTTTCCATACTTTAAATCACATACTTCCATTGTTCCATCAGCAATTATTACAAAGTCACCTGTTCCAAAACCTTCAGGAACCCATTTACTAAAATTCAATCTTTGTTCGATTTTAAACAAGGCATCAGGTGTTTTTGACTTAGCTTCTGAGACTTTCTCCATACAAGTTTCAACATACATATTTACATAATCAGGCATGTCTTTTGTAAATAAACTATTTTCTTCTATTTTTTTAAATTCAGGATTAAACTTTCTTTTAGTGATTTCTGCTAGGCTAAGCTTTAAACTTAATTCTCCAAGGTCATGTGCTAATGTTCCTTCCTCTGCAAATGCGCTAGTTTTATTTGCATAATTTTGTTCAAGTCTTGCTGAAGGAGGACATGCTAACCATCTAGAGGATGAACTTGCGCTTAGTATCGCATGTTGTGCCATTATATTAACTCCTCAGCTTCTTTATATATTGCTGAATAATCTTCTATCTTTATATCGGGTAATCTAGTAGCACCATATTTATCTGTAAGTTCCTTAGCTTCCTTCTGCTTACCAGCTTTTATTATTTTAGTGAATAACCCTCTTACCATTTCTTTAGTAATTTCAATTTTAGGTTTTTCAATATCAGCCTCTTTAGAAACAATTTCTTTAATATCATCCTTCGTAGCTTCTTCTTTAGGCTTGTCTACTATCTTAAAACCATCAACTTTAACTACATCAAGTGTAGATTCAAAGGCACCTGCATGCATTGTTGTAGTACTAAATGTACTGATAAAGCTTGATAATTCTTCATTTGAATTAAATTCTGCTATTATTTTCATATTAAATTTTCCTCCTTAGACTTTTTAGTTATATCTGGACCCATATCATAGAGCTCCATCACTCCATGGCTATTACCCTTTTTGGATTCATATTTAATTACAAGTTTATTTCCTTCAACATATTGGTTTATGATAATGGTTTTTTTATTTATTAGATCAATTGCTCTTTTAGGTACATATATAAAATCATTATTTTCTGTTGGATATCTTATTGTCTTTAACTTACCCATTAGTTAAGCCTCCCCAAGAAACAACCTGTTTTCATAAGCTTCAATATCTACTCTTTGTATTATTAATTTAGTAGCATTTTTAACATGCTGTTTATTAGTCGAATACCTTGAAAAATAGCCTATTGAATAAGAATTATTGGTTGGCACTACTACAACATCATCTTCTTTTAAATCCTTTATATCTGTGAGATAAGAGTATTCCATATGGTCTGCATAGCCTTTAAATTTGATTAAGGCTACCTGTTCATTCATGATTAATCCCTCCAGAGAATTGTTTTAATACAACCATTATTTTCTAAGAGTTCTTTTTCAAGTTTTGCAATTCGCTTACCATCAAGTATTGAGCCATTTTTATATAATATATTTGCCATTTCAAGTTCCTTAATTTTGCTATGTAAATTCTTTTCAACTTCATTCATGTTTTCACAACTAACCTCAAGTTCACTAACCCTTTTCCTTAACAAATCATTCTCAGCTATTCTGTCTACTGAAGCATCAGCTTCTATAAAATCAAGTAAATCACTTAGTTCTGCAGTATAACTTTCATATATACCCATGAGTCCACTTGGATTTCCACTTTTTTTCATTATTTCGATTGTTCTGTTGTGATTATCGATTGCACATGTTATATACCCTGTAATTTCTTTCTTCACTTTTTACCTCCGTATTGATTTATTTAATTAAGATATGTTATAATTCTCTTAGATTGTTTTTATTAGGGCCCTCTGGCAAGGGTTCTTTTTCTTTGCTTGTATAGTTTCATTTCTCACCTCTTATATAGCTTCAGCTACTGTGCATCCTTGAAAATATAGTTTAACTATTCGCTGAAGCTTTTCTTCTAGAATAACTTTTTCCATTATTTCACCTTCTTTCTATGCACATTTTTTAAATATTGTTGCGCTTTTAACCGCAATATCTATTACATAATCAAGGTTCGTATACTTCCCAAAACTTACTCTATTGAACTTTAAATCATCCGTAACTATTTCCATAACTATTGCAAATTCTGCATTACTAAGATAAATACTTTTAGCTTCCAAAGCTTGTCTTAGCATATTGCTTACCTCCTAATAATTATTTTCTTGTAATGGTTTCTAAAAACATTTTATTTAGTATTTCATCTGCATTTTTATCATTTGTCTTTAATGCCTGAGATAACATATGTATTGCTATAAGTTTTTTTATTTTGTCCATTTGACTTGTCCTCCCTTTTTTATAAAGTATAAATATGACCTGTGCTTAACATTTGAACTTTTGCTATAATCTCTTCTGCTTTTTTAAGTTTCAATTTAAGCTCTTCATTTTCTCTCTCTAATTTTTTTCTTTCTAATGGAGAAAATCTTTCCAACTTGATACCTTCAATTTCTGCAACATGTTGTTGTGTAAATCTTACAGAAGGTAATCCTTTTACTGATGTAATTATTCCTTTTAATCTATAATCATCTATTGCCTGCTCAGACACTTGCCATCTTACTGCTAGGTCTTTTTTAGTTAAAAGCATGTCCATATTTACACCTCTAATAAAAAATTAAGATCAATATATAAAACTTTAGCTATAGAAACTAAACTCTTAACACTTGGTGAATACCTACCCTTTTCCATATCTCCTAAATAACTTCTCGATAAACCTGCTTTCTCTGCTAGTTGTAATTGTGTTAATCCCATTTTATTTCTATGTAGACTAATCATGTTTCCAATTAGTGTGTTTTGTTTTACAATCATTTCTTCACCTCTAATAAAAGATTTTTGGAACAGTTGAATTTAAAGCTTTAGCGATTTTTTCCATTACGTCTTTACTTGGATTCTTATCTCCTTCACTGTCATTTTCTATTGTGCTTATATAACTTATTGCTACCTGTGCTTTCTCTGATAATTGTCTAAGTGTTAAATTTTGAAGGTTTCTACATTCCTTTATTTTATTCATTATTTGCACCTCCTTTTGGGATTTAATTTCTTCTGTAAATGTATATTACATCTTCTCTCTAGTAGAGAACAAACTCTAAATAATCCAATATTATCCTCTAGTGGAGAAACATCTCTCTCTTTCAGAGAATTGCTACGTTTTCCTTATATTTTCATTGACAGATAAAATTTAAAACTATAAAATGTTCTTTAATAGAGAAAATAAGTTTTTATAGAGACCACCCCAAAAGGAGGGAATATATTGATAGGTGATAATATTGTTAAGATTAGAAAATCAAAAGGAATGTCACTAAGTTTATGTGCCAAAAAAATTGGCATTTCTTCTGGGTATTTAAGTGATATTGAAAACAATATAAAGAAAAATCCTTCTGTTAAAGTATTGAATAAAATCTCTTTTGTTTTTGAAATACCAATTAGTGAATTACTTAGTACTGAAGAAAAATTAGATATTGCAATGGGATCACTTAAAGAAATACGTGATACCATAAGTCATTATCAGGCTTCAAAATCTAATGTTGATGAAATCGAGCTTGATGCTGAAACCAATTTATTCATTAATAAATTAAAAAAACTATCTAAAAAAGATAGAATGATTGTTGAGGTATTAGTTGGACAATTGCTAAAGGAGGAATAGTATGCAATACTCAGCTTTAATAAGAAAAAAAGACAAAGGATATCAATATGTTATTAGCTATAAAATTGATGGTAAATGGAAAACTAAAAGTAAGCAGGGCTTTCCTTCAAACAAGGCAGGTAAAGAATTAGCTAAAATTGAAATGGATAAATCAGTTTTAAAATTAAAAGATGAATTAAAAAATCAAATTGATTCTGCGATGATTGGTATAACTTTTTTGAAGTTTTCTGAAATGTATTTGGAACATATGAGTTTATACAGAGAACATGCTTCTATTCGTGCTCTTAAAACGGCTTTTAATCGTTTTTCAGGACTAAATAATATAGAGATTACTAAGATATCTTTGATGGATATACAAAGTCTTGTAGATGCTATGACAAGAGATAAACTGAATACTAACACTATCAAAGAATACATCACTAAATTAAATACTTTGTTTTATTCGGCAATAAATGAATATAATTTAATTCATTCTTTACCAACTAAAAATTTAAAGATAGCTAAAGATAAGATTGTTACAAATAAGAGAGCTTTGACTAAAATTGAATCTGATGAGTTATTAAAATTAACTGAAAAAAGCAGATACTATCTAGTTATATTAATTGCACTAAAATGTGGATTAAGAATAGGAGAAATTTTAGGACTTACCTGGGATGATATTGATGAAATAAATCATGTTATTAAAGTTACTTCACAATGGAAAGTACTCCAAGATGGTACTTATGGACTTGGCAAACTTAAGTCTAAAAATTCTTATAGAGAGGTACCAATATCACCTAGTACATTAGCTATTTTAAACAATTCTAAAAAAATAATAAATCTAAATGGTAGAATTTTTAATTTTAAAAGTACCAGTTCAACAAGTACATGTATAAGTAAATTGTTTAGGGATAATGGATATAACATATCTATCCACGAACTAAGACATACTTATGCTACTACATTGATAAGCAATGGAGTAGATTTTAAAACTGCTGCCAGATTTTTAGGTCATACTGTAGAGCAAACTATGAAAACTTATTCTCATGTTAATGATGATATGATTAAAAAAGCCACTAATATTATTAATAGAATTTTATAAGAAAAGCTTTGATTAATTTCAAAGCTTATTTTTTATTTTATAATTTTTGACGAAATTTTTGACGAATCGCACATTACCATTGATATATAAGGGCTTGAAGGTTGTAATTGTGCTTTTACTATCATATAGTGAATAGAAACTTTTATATTATTAAATTTAATAGAACCAAGTAATATCAACAGCTTTAATATTACTTGGTTCTATTAACATAGTTATATTTAGTTAATGTTTATGTATAATTTTTGACGAATTTTTGACGAAGCCATGTTTTTATATTTCAACATAAGATAGTGGCATTCAATATCTTATGAATATTTATAATAACTTCTTCCTGTTTTGTATTTATTATTTTCAACTCTTCAATTTCTAAATTTAAGGCATCATTTTTTTCTTGTAATATTAACATTTCGTTTTGATACTTCATAATGTCATCTCCTATTTATATTTGTCTGCTAAACAAGCCTTATCTAAATTAAGACAATCCCTCCATGATATACTAATTTTATAATTGGAGGGCCGGTATGCAATTTAATGATAGATTAAGATCTTTAAGACAAGATAATGATTTAACCCAAGATGCATTATCAAAAAAATTGCATATAGATAGAAAAACTTTAAGCAATTATGAAACTGCTTATAGGACTCCTAATATTTATTTAGTTGTTAAGATGGCTAATTATTTTAATGTATCCATAGATTATTTATTATGTAATACCGATGTGCCCAACATTTACCCTAAAAACCATAAATAATTTTATAAGATTCATTTTGTTCACCTCTTAAATATTTCTTTGTCTTAATATGTATCATAACACTTATTACTACCAAATTTACCATTGTCAATATTTGCATGTTTATACTTATTTTTAACTAATGCCCCCTATTAAAATCATATCATAATTAAATAACGTTATTGTCTATTAATTTCGACAAATAGTGTCAAGAAAGGTTACATAAACAGGATTAGAAAAGCCTCGGGATATAATTCCGAGGCTTATTTGTTATTTAATTTTTTAATTGGTTTAGGTAACTTACTTATAAAGGCTGCTGTTCCTCCACTATAATAAATTATATTTAGGGAGCTATATGGTTTCATGTCTTTTAAATCATCATAGTCAAAACCCTCAAGCTTATTCTC